TTAAATCGCAATCAGATCTTTCCAGGTATTTGTTCCACAAATTCCGTCTACCTCTAACACACCTTTACGTGATTTCTGGTATTCTTTCAGAGCGTAAATGGTATTCTCCCCTGCTTCCCAGTCGAGTTTTAACTCTTTCTTATCTTTTCCTTTAAATCCTCTTGCTCTCAAGATTTCCTGCAACAATAATGCAGATGTGTTTTTGTCTCCTTTTTTTACTGTTGCTGGCTTAAACATATAATCCCCTCCTGTTGGTTTATCACTTCCTCCGGTTTCTGGTTTATTCGTGGGCTTATTTCCTGCGCTTCCGCTGATGCTTTTGCCCAGAATCCCTTCAGCGATCAACTTGCCATGTACATCAAATCCGAGTTTTTTAGCTTTGTTGTAATCCTCTCTATTGTCACAGAAGAAAGATTCGATTAATACAGCTTTTGCTTTTGTCTTACGTGTCCAGTACAGACCTGTCTTGATCTGCGCTCCTCTGTTTTTCCAAACAGTCCCCAGTTTTTTGCAAATTGATTCTGCCACTTTTAACCCCTCGGAATTATAAGCATATGCTTCTGTGCCGCAAGCTTTGGTATTAAAGGCATTAAGATGAAGCTGCACGGCAAGGTCGTAATTCCCCTTATTTTCAAGCCCAATAAAGTAGTTAATTTCATCGTTTAAGCTGTGTAATTTTCCTTCTGGTGCAATGCACAGCGTTGCCTTATGTCCGGCAGCCTTGAGCCATTTAACAACATAAGGAGCCAGCGCTTTGTTGTAATTATACTCATTCACGCCGCCGCTCTTTGTTCCGTCTGCGGAAGAGATAACCCCACCGCCATAATTCGCATGACCTACACAAACAAAAATATTCATTTTTTCTACCTCTCTTTCATCTTCTGTGTTCAGGATATTGTTTAAAATATCAATTATTTTATTGCCGTAATTTGCACCACTCGCCCAACCAGCGCCGGACGGGTTTTCCTGCCGTCCAAGCCACTCCACATAGGGAGCGCAGCCACGTTTTACATAAGTAAATCTGGGGTCAATACAGCGCTGCTTCAAAGCATCATTACAGGCATATGCTTTTAAATGCTGTATCTGCGCCCGGATTCCCTCTTTTGGGGTTTTAAAGGAACTTCCCTTTGTTCCGGTACCTGTAACGCCATGCCCGCAAAAATTATTCTGGCTCAGCGTTACTGCAGATCCGGCAAAAGTAAAATTCCCGGTTTCCAGGCAGGACTGGGCAAAGGCAACGTCTCCCCGGACGCCCTCGAGTGCGCCTTCTGTTATGTATAACGGCAGCATAGCAAGGACGCTCTTTGGTACTTTTGGATTTACGGACAGGATATAGGCTCGCATCTGCTCAACGGACGCCTGAGCCTGTCCCATTATGTTTGTTGACATATTCT